TCCAGGCTGTAGCCGGAGAGGTCTCCATCGCTGTCAGAAGCGGCCTCCCAGGAGACCGCCAGCTGCCCGCCGCCCTGGACCTGCTCCGGCACGGTGATTCCGGCGGGAGCATAGGGGGCGGTGTTGTTTATTATCGTCCGGGGCTCGCTGACTCTGTAGGCGGACTCCGCCCCCTCGCTGTCGTAGGCCTTGACCCGGTAGGTGACCGTGGCTGTCCCGAAGGGCACGGTATTGGTGGTGGTTCTGGCGGTGCCCTGGTAGATCTGGGACCAGGCGCCACCGGCCAGCTGGCGCTCCACGATGTAGCCCTCCAGGTTGCCGTCCGGGTCCGTGCTGGTGCCCCAGGACAGGGAGAGGGACTTCCCGCCATAGACCGTGGAGGGCACCGTGATGCTGGACGGAACCGTGGGGGGATGGTTGGGAAGAATCGTACCGTCATCGGCTACCATGAGCGTTAAAGGCAGGATGAAGGCCGGGCGGATGCCAAGTTCAGCGTTATAACTTGCCTCGTCTGCGCCGTTTTTAACTCCAATATACCAAACTTGGTTTCTTACCCCTGTGGAAACATAAGGGGTCCGAGTCCACCATTTTGTGGGAACACCGTTTAAACAAGCTACGTGTCTAGGTTCATCGAGATCACAGTATTCCAAGACATATCCATCTGCTGGACCGTGTAGCAATCCGAACTCACGCGGTGAAAGTAAAAACACACTGGAGGATAAACCGCTGGCTCCCGAAGAAACGGCACCAGATTCCTGATTGCTACAGTATGGGATTTTCACCCGTTTTATTTGCGTTCGAATCTCACTGTCCACCTTATTCTTCCAGTCATTTTCCAAATAATTGCGAACCTGAGCGGTATTATAGCAAGTTCTTCTAGAATCAGCATACTCAGCCCATGTATGGGTTTCAAAAATATCTTTCTGTAGCACCCAAGTACCGTTGCAGCTGGAATCGTACAGGCCCGGAGGCGAGCCATGACGAATCACGATAAAGTCCCGCAGAGCGCCTTCCACCTTGATTTTGACGATACTTCCCACCGCTTTGCTTCCTAATGTTACTGCAGCCATATTTCACACCCCTTTCTAGAATTCCAGGCGCTTCTGGGCGGCGTTCCATATGCCTGTGACAGCAAGGCCCGTCAGCGTGTCAAAGGTCACCGTGAACGGGTTCCCCGTCACGTCCGTGGTGAACATCAGCTCCAGAAGCGCCAGGCGGCTGTCCAGTTCTCCCCAGGCGTCCCGCAGGCCCGGGTGGGCCCCCGGGTCCTCGTTGTGGGCCGCAAGGGCGCCTTCCCCCACCAGCACCCAGAGATAGCTCCCCTGGGGGCTCTGTCCCACGCAGATGTACTCCTTTTTCGCCTGGGCGTCAAAATAGTGCTGGCCGGGGCTGGCCTCCGTCTGTGGACCGGGGGGCTCCTGGCCGGTCTCCGGTTTGGCCTCTGCCGCGTCCTGGGCGGTCTGGCGGATCTCCTCCAACGCCACCCGAATATCCGGGTGGGTATACGGGGAGGCGTCGTGGCGCTCCATCACCCCGGCCAGATACTGAGGGGTCACCACCGCGCCGGAAGTGGACAGGTCCACCGAGATCTGCACCCCGTTGGTAATGGCCAAAAAGCCGTAAAACTCCAAAAGGAAGCTGGGGCTGGAGGCCTGGCTGGGCACCTCCACTCCCCGCTCGTCCTGGAACACCGCCAGCAGCTGCTCCGGCTTCTCGTCCAGCCGGGCGAAAACCCCGATCTGGTGAAGGGTGAAATCCTCCTCCACGCCTGTGTTGCTGATCTGGATCTTGACGGTTTTTCCGTCCTCCACATCCTCCACATCCAACAGGCTGAGGACCCTGCGCTCGCCCAGCACATCCGTTTGGCTGGCCAGGGCCTCCGGGTCCTGGGCTTTCTGTGTGCCGCCCCAGGCGCTGGTGATGGTCAGCTTCCGCCCGGCCAGCAGGTCGTTGAGCATGTCCACCCCGGCGTCCGTGACGGCCGCATTTTCCCAATGAGACATAAAGCCACATCCTTTCTAAAGTTTTCCGTCGATCCTCTCGTATACATGCAGGACCCCGGCAGAGGCGTGGACCGCAGCCTTTGCCCGGGGCCAGTCCAGCTTTACGGGCGGCGTTTTCCCGTGGAGGCGAAGGTTGCTTCCCAGGAACGCCGCGCCAACCCCCGCTGAGAGCGCTGCTTTGGGCCAGCCCACCCCCTCCGGCAGTGAGACCGCTGCCCCCTGGCGCTGATAGGAACCAAAAGAAACGGCCCCGGCGTAGGCCAGGGCCTTTCGGCTCTCCATGAAATACGCCACCCCATCCAGATGGGACCGCAGGTTCTTGTAGTATTCCAGCCGGGCCAGCACCCGCTTCTCCTTGGCGCTGTCCATCTCGTCGTCCGTGACGTTGATCCGCAGCTTGAAGTGGTAGGGCCGGGCGCCGTACTCGAACCACTCCACCACTCGCGTGTGGGGATAGACGGCCCGGAGCGCGGCCTCCACCGCCGCCTTTGTGCCCAACAGCTTGTGGACTCGCCAGCTGCTTTGCAGGGTCCGGCGCTTCTCCGGGAGGCTGTAGTCCGGGTCCCACCAGTCCACCTTAAAGTCATGGGCCAGAAGGTCCAGCAGGGCCTCCTCCAGCCGGTCCACATGGGGATAGATGGACACGCTCCCGATCTCTTCCCGCCGCCACTCCAATACCTCCGCCATCGCTTCTGCCAGCGCTGCCATTTTCGGGTCGCCAGACAGGGAGACCGGCAAAGAGGCCCGGAAGTTTTCTTTTGTCAGGCCGTGGCTTTCATTCATCCTCGTACCCTCCGTTGGTGATACTCACCTCTTTGACCCGGGCCACCTGGGGCACGGAACGGTTGTCGCTGCGCAGCACGGTGAAGCCGGGCTCTCTCAGCTCGATCCGCTTGACGCCCGTGTGGTACAGGCGCTCCCGCAGTTCGTCCGGGTTGATGTCCCTGCCCAGCCGGGCGCACTGCCAGCCCACGTACTCCTCCACGGCCATCTTTACAGCGGCCTGAATCTCCGCCACCGGCTTCCCGTTTCCGGTCCGGGTGTAGTAGGTAAAGTCGATGTTGTACTCCACCGGCTCCGCGTCCTCCACAAAGACCTGGTCCGTCAGGGGCCGGACCTCGTCCGCGCTGCAGGCCGCCAGCACCGCCGACTTGATCTCCTCCCCGGCCAGGGTCCCGTCCTCCATGAGCACGTAGAGCTTGACCACCCCGGGCGTGGGGGAGTTGGCCAGCACGTCCCCGATCTCTGTGCTCACCTGCCGGGCGAAATATTCGTAGCTTCCCCGGGCTCCCGCGCAGCTGTATGCATCCATGCTGGCCCGCATGAGCTCATAGAACTCCTCGTCCGTGGCCGCGTTCGCCCCGCCGTCCGACGCGGTGATGTTCTCCGTTTCAGAGTAGTAGTCATACACATCGATAAGGGCGTTCAGCTGGCCGGGGGTGTAGCCGTTTCCCGCCGCGCCCAGGGTCTGGCAGCGGATTTGCACATCTGCATGGGTCTCCCCGATGGGCACGTACACATCCTCCACGGTCTCCCAGACCGGCCCACCGGAGCAGGTCACCCGGGTCCCTGCGGGCACCAGGACGGCGCTCTTCTGGGCCTCCGAGATGTGGAATCGCTGGGTGCATACCGCCGCCTTTGCCCCCGGACGCTCCCGCAGGTACAGAAGCTCCGCCAGGGCATCCAGGTTCTCCCCCTCCGCCCGGCTGGGGATGTTCTGGTTGCCGGTATAATTCGTAAGCACCCGCTCGTGGAGGAGAACCCCCTCCGCCCACTGGATGAACACCCTCTCCGGGCTTGCGGGGTAGGCCGTCCGCCCGGTGATCTCCTCGTATCCCCGCACCAGCAGCTCCTCCAGCTTTCCCGAGTCCGTCTCCACGAACTGGTATTCCGGATTCCTTGCCATTCTCTCACCTGCTTTCCATCAATTTTTCCAGCAAAAATGCGCCCTCCCGGCTAGGGGAGCGCGCAAAATTTTTGAGATATTTTAAAAAAAGGCTTGACTTAGTGCACTAAATATGCTATAATAAACTCATGAAAGAGAGGTGATACCCATTGAGCTGAAAGACATCCTGGTTGTGGTAATCGGTGTCTGGAGCAACATAAACGCCACGCTGGCGCTCATCCAGAAATACCGGGACCACAAAAGGAAAACCGCTCCCAAGTACCAGCCAAAGCACATGAGGAAGCGGTAAACACAGGGGAAAGGGGCCGCATGGACGGCCCTAAGTACCCATGTCTATAGCTTAATGGATTTTTATGAAAAAGTCAACCATTATTTACGCCGCTTGCGCCCTGTCAAATTTCGTGTTGGTGTTCCTGCAGGAAAGGACTTTTTTCAAGGCCTTGTTCTTCAGCGCGTCCCTGCTGTTCACGATTTGCGCCATATGGGACCTGCACAGCCGGAAAGGGGATGAATGATTTGAGCAGCTATGAGCAGCAGAAAAAATATTTTCAGAACCGCAAACAGCTGAGAGTGTGGGTTGAGGCCGAAAAGTACCAGCGCTTTGAGGCGGCGGTAAAAGCCCAGGGGAAAAGCCTGTATTCGGTGATCAACCAGTTTATTGATGATTTCTGCAAAGAGGCCGGGGAATAGCCCGGCCTCTTTCTATTCCTCCACGCGGATTTCCACCAGGAGGTTGGGGACCAGTTTCCCCGGCTCCAGAGCGTCCTGGGAAAAGGAGATGTCCGAGACGGAAGCCCGGGGCTCCCAGAGCTCGATGGCCTCCGGGATCTCCGCCACCAGCATGGCCCTTGCCACAGGGATGGGCTTATCCAGGAACTCCTGGCTGAGCCCGAAGTCCCGGTACATGGGCACGGAGCCCTTGGGCGTGGCCAGGATCAGGGCAATGTTCTGGAGCACCGCGTTCACCGTCTCCGGCTCGTTCAGCCGGATGTTTCCCAGATCCGCCGCAGAGACTGAATAGCTCATTTTGTCACTTCCTCAGATATTCCTGGAGCTCCACTGAAACCTCGGCGGACTCCAGGTTTCCATATTTGTCGTAATTTTTGGCCTGGATCTTGTGGCTTACCACGTTCCACTTGCATTTGCCGTAGCACTTCTCCCCCAGCACCAGATAGACGGACTCCCCCTTGCGCTCGTAGTTCCAGAGCTTCACCAGCTCCCCCATCACGTCCACGCCCAGCGCCTGGCTGAGGAACATGCTGAACGTGATTTTGTCCGGGTCCAGGCCGGTGAACTCCGTCAGCGCGTTCTGGTTGTGCCGCTGGTGTACGGCGTACCGGGCGGAGCCGCTCCACTCCAGGCCGTCTATGGTCTCTAAGACCTCCTGGGAAACCTGGAACACCATCTGGCCCAGGCAGCCCACAACCGCCATGAAAATCACCTCCTAGTTGGTGTTTTCCTCAATCCTCCCCAGAATATAGCCGTCGCTGTCGTGGCAGGGGAGGAACAGGGTGAGCACCGTGTCGTTCACCCGGGGCAGCCAGGGGGTGATGACCACGTCGTGCTTGTGGCTGGAAAAGGCCTCGTCGCCCCCGCCGCCGGCCTCGTATTCCGTGCGCTGGGGCTGGTTGATCCTGGGGAGGAAGGGTGGGTTCGCCAGCACCCGCAGCCAGCCGGAGGGCAGGTCCTCGTCCTCGAACTTCACCCTGGCCCGGCGCTTAGGGATGTCAACATTTGTCACAATTCCCACCCGTACAAGACGGCCCAGAATGCTCTCCAACGCTTCCGGTTCCATGTCAGTACCCTCCTATCACCCGGCGGACCTGAATCGCAGTGGTATAGCCGCCGCCGTCTACCTTGTGGACCGCCTGGCTGATGAGATATTTCCCGTCAAAGGCCCCCCAGTCCTCCAGAAGCACCGTGTTCCCCGCCAGCAGGGCCGGGTCTCCGGGAAAGACGAGCTTCGCCGTCTTGGAGAACTTGTTGTGCAGCCGCAGGCGCTTTTCCGCCAGGGCCTTGGCCTCCCCCACGCTTTTGACCTTGGCCCTGACCTCCAGCTGCTGGTTGTTCTTGGCCTTCTCGTCGTAGTCGTCCACCCGGGCCACGCCCTCAATCTTTTTCCCCGTGAGGGGGTCCGCGTAGCTCACCCGGCAGGAGGCGTACTGGGTCCCGGCGGTGCTGGTCCGCAGGGTGCAGCTGAGATACCCTTCGCCCCTGCGGATCGTGCGTACCGGGGCTCGCTTCTCAAATTTGCTCTGGTCGAAGAGCACCAGCGTCTTGTCCGTGGCCTTGAGGGAGAGCCCCGCATCCTTACAGAGCCGCTCCAGAAACTTCACATCGCTCTGCCTGCTCTGCTCCACCCGGTCATAGCCGGGGTTGACGGCGGACTCGTACATACACTGTAACCCGTTCTGGGCGGCGATCTCTCGGGCGATGCCGGAGAGGGTGTACTTCTCCCAGGCCTTGGTCTTTTTGGTCTGGCGGATGGCGCTGGAGAAGGGCAGGGCCGTGGACTTCACGTCCACCACAGAGGGCGGGCCCGAGGCCTCCACGCTATCCAGCTCGAACTCCCCGCAGGGCAGGCGCAGGTCCTTCCCCTGGCCCGTCCAGTTCTCCTGGAGGATATCCGCCCGGATCTTGAACCTGCCGCTGGCGGCGGCGTTCACCATGTCCTCCAGCCAGCTCTCCCGCCAGATTCCTGCCCGGTCCTGGAGCCGCAGCAGCAGGTCGTCCGCCTCCCCTTCCTCGTTGTCCGTATACGTGAGGCTGAGAAAATAGGGCCGGATGCTCTCCGTGATGTTCACTCCTTGAAAGGATACGTCCGCCCAGGTCCGGCGGGTGAGGGTTTTGTCGCTCATAAAATTTCTCCTTGCTTGTCCTGTTTTTGCGAGTGTGATACAATATGCGTATGGAAAGGAGGTGAAGTCTTGAGTATTCGCGCTGATTCAAAGAAGATTCTTGAATATGCAATGAGCCAAGCGCTGGAATTGGGGGATATCTATGATAACAGGGAAATATCGCCAATTGCTTTAACGAAGGAGCTGGGATTCCCGAATGAAGGGTATCTCCGCATATGCTGTCAATATCTTTCCGGGAAGGGGCTTTTAAAGTATAATCGTTATGATGACCCTGACGATGCCCTCCATATTGTATTATCCATCACCCCTGCGGGAATTGACGCACTAGAAACCGATGGCGTCTAATTTGGAAGCCAGTCCTTACACAGCACCTTTGCAACCTCCGGCAGAGCCGCAATCCCTGCCGGAGATGCATTTTTATCCCTGGCTACACGGTGTACAAATTCCGTCAAATCCTCTGCGACTTGTTTCCTCTGGCTGTCACTGGAAATAAACATTTCAAATCATTCTCCTTAACCTTCAATTTTCTTCCAGGGCGGCAGGCCCTGGATGGAGCTCTCGTTTCGGACCTGGGGCAGGGTCAGAACGACGCCCGCCGGGAAGGTGTAGAAATGGAGATACCGCCGGTTCGCCATCATGAGCTTGTCCGTAAAATAAACGCTGCCCAGGGTCTTGTACGCAATCCCGTCCCACATGTCCCCCTGGGCCGTGGTGTAGGTTTTTTCCATCAGTACCGCCTCCTTGCCGATTCCAGGAAAAACTCCTCCAGCACCCGGCGGACCCGGGCCTCGAACTCTCCGCCGTATTCCCGCAGCCGGTCCACGGCCTCCGGCGTGGCGTTCCCCTCAAACTGGAAATAGATCTGCACGGTCACAGGCTCCCCACCAGGACCTTCGGCGGGAAGGGCGCTCCTGCCCGGACGCCTTTGCAGGGCGGCGGTCTCTGTGGCGTTCACCACCTGCTCCCCGCCCTCAAAGAACACCAGCTCCGGGCCCCTCTCGCCCACCAGGGCAAAGCCGGGCTCCGCGTCCTGGGTGCCTGTGGCGTAACCGGGCAGGGTCAGACCGTGGGGGGCGTTCCGGACGCTGGCCGTGCCCAACGCTCCTGTACCGGCGTTCTTGAGCCTGCCATAGGCCGCCTGGACCTGGGGGAGCATATCGTCCGCCACCTGAATATAGGACTGGATGGTTTTCCGGGCCGCCTCTCCGGCCTGGGCGCTGTAGTCCATGCCCTCCACGTCCTGCTGAAGCTCCTGCCCCAGCCGGTCCATCTCGCCGGTGAAGTCCGTGACGAACTCCGCGATGTTGTCCGAAGCGGCGTCGTGCTCCGCCTGAAGCTCCTGCCAGCTCTGCACCATCCCGGCCAGCTCTTCGTCTGTGGCCGCTGCCATGCCGGCCACCGCGTTCACGCTCTCCGAGCTGCCGTCGGCGAAGCTGGCGATCACGTCGCTGAGCCCCTGCACGTCCCCGGCCCGGCTCCGCAGGTTTTCCAGGTTGGCGTTGTAGCTCTGCCAGTAGCCCGCTTGGCTCTCCAGGGCGGCGCTGATGTCCCCGGCGCTCACCGCCGCCACCTCCGCCGCCTGATCCCACAGCTCATACTGGCCCTGGACGCTGGACAGGGCGGCCCCGTAGGCCTCGTCGTAGGCGTCCCGCAGCTCTCCTGCCCGGACGCCCACCTCCTCAATGGAGGCCCAGAGCCCTTCGTTGCGGGCGGTCATTGTCTCCGCCGCAGACGCCGCCGAATCCATGGGCGGCAGCAGCTCCCCCATGGCCTGGGTGTAGCTTTCTGTTTTTGCCTTTGCCTCGTCCAGTTTGGCGTTGCTTTCGTCCAGCGCGCCCTGATAGGTCCCCAGACTTTCGTCCAGATCCCAATAGTTATCATTGAGATCCCGGATCCGCTCTTCCAGGGCATAGTATTTCCCGGCATCGTACAGGGAGGGGTCATCCTCCATCTCCTGCATCTGCCGGAGGATCTCCGTGCGCTCCGCCTCCATATCCCGCAGTTCCGCCTCCGCGTTGCGGACGTCGATCAGGCTTTTCTCCCGTTCCAGCTCGGCGGCGGCCTGGGCAGAGTAGATTTCCGCAAGCGCTTCCTGGTATGCCTGGGCTCTGGCGTTGCGCTCCCATTCCTCAGTCTGGGCCCGAAGGGCTTCTGTACCTCCCTCAATGCTGTCTGTCTCCAGGTCAATAGCCCCCGCCAGCTCCGGGACGGTTTCCGCCAGCAAGGCCAGGGTGGCGTGGTATTCCTCCTGCTGCTCCCTGGTTTTGCCTGTGACGCCGTCCAGTTTTTCCAGACGGGTGATGTAGTGGTCCGCAAGGCCCGCCGAAGCCTCAATCTCTGTCTGGGAGGCTTCAAAGCCGGTGGAGGCGTCCTCTATGGCCTGGTCCAGGCCCCGGGCGGCCTCCGTCAGCTCGTCCACCTTGGGGATTCCCTCGTTGGCGGCCTCCGTCCAGGCGATCACCCCGGCGGCAACCGCGCCCAGGGCCCCGGCGATTGCCAGAACCGGTCCCGCCGTGCCCAGCATCGCCGCCAGATCAATGAACGCCGCCGCCTTTTTCGCCGCAGCGAAGGCCGTCACCCCCGCCGTCACAACGCCGATGGCCCCAGCGGTCCCCAGCAGCACCTTTGTAAGGGCCGGGTGCTCCTGGATCAGCGTGTCAATAAACGAAACGACCCCGGTCCCCGCCTGTACCAGCCCCCGGATCTGGGGCATGAATTCCTCCCCGATGGTCAGGCTCAGGCCGTCCGTGGCGGAGCTCAGCAGGGTCAGATCCCCCTGGAGATTGTCCAGCTTGATCTTCGCCATGCGCTCCGCCGCCCCGGCGGAGTTCTCGATGTTCCGGGTGAGGCTCTGGAAGTCCTTCTCGCTGGCATTGATGACCGCCAGCATTCCGGACATGGCCTCCTTGCCGAAGATGGCGCTGGCCGCCGCCGACTGCTCCGCCTCGCTCATGCCCGAGAACGCCCCGCGCAGATTCCCCGCCATGTCCAGAAGGGGCAGCATCCGGCCATTGGTATCCGTCAGGCTGACGCCCAGCCGGTCCATTTCGGCGGCCTGGTCCTTTGTGGGGGATACAAGATTTGTCAGAGCCGTGCGCAGGGTGGTGCCTGCCTGGCTTCCCTTGATACCCGCGTTGGCCATGAGGCCCAGCATAACGGCGGCGTCCTCCGCCTCATAGCCCAATGTGCCGCAGAGGGGAGCCGCATACTTGAAGCTCTCCCCCAGCATGGACACATTGGTGTTGGACTTGGTGGAAGCCGCCGCCAGCACGTCCACGAAACGGCCGGTGTCGGCGGCGGTGAGGCCGAAGCCTGTGAGGCTGTCGGTGACAATATCCGACACGCCGGCCAGCTCCTCCCCGGATGCCGCCGCCAGGTTCAGCACCCCGGGCATACCCGCCAGCATCTGCCGGGCGTTCCAGCCCGCCATGCCCATGTAGCCCATGGCCTCTCCGGACTCTTTGGCCGTGAACTTGGTGGTGGCTCCCAGCTCCTTTGCCTGGGCGTTGAGGGCGGCCATCTCGCCGGCATTGGCCCCGCTGAGGGCCTCCACATTGGACATAGTGGCCCCGAACTCGCCAGCGGCCTGGACCGTGCCCACATAGGCCGCGCCGATTTCCTTGAGCCCCGCCACGATCCCGGCGGCGGCCAGGGCTTCCCCGGCGGCCTGGAACGCATTGGCGGCGCTGTCCCCATACTCCTGGGCCGACCGCGCCGCCTGCTCCTGCTCTTTGGACAGCTCCTCAATCCGCGTGGACAGCCGGGCGCTCTCCCCGGCCAGATCGGCGGTGTTGACCCCCGCCTCCTCCAGCCGCTGGCTGGCAGCGGACAGCCTGCCCTCCTGGCGCTCCAACGTGCCCTGGGCGCTGGCCATCCGCTGTTCCAGCTTGAGCTGTTCCCTCTCCAGACCAGAGGTGTCGCCGGTGGTATTCTGGATCTGCTGGCTCAAAAGCTCGTGCTGCTTGGTCAGGTTGGCGATTTTGGCTTTGGTGCTGTCGATGGCGGCAGACTGCTTCTGATACGCCGAAATGTCGGCCTGGGCCCGGTTCAGGCTCTGAATCTCATTGCCCAGCTTCGCAAACTCCGCCTGTGCCTGAGAGAAGGTTCCCTTGAAGCCGGAGTTGGCCTGGGCGTTGAGCTTGAACAGCATCTCGTATTGCTTGCCGCTGGGCATTCAATTCCCTCCTCCAATTCAGAGTTTCCCGGTTTTGCGCCGCAAAATCAAGGCGGAGCCGCAGAAGGGACAATCTTTGCGCATGGATGCGCATCACCTCTTGAAACCGAATCTGCGGCCCTGATAGGGCCTGCTGTTCTTCCGACGGCGCTGGTTTTTCTCCTCCAGCCGGTTGTTGGCCTTGATCCACTGCCCCAATTCCTTCAGCTTGCGCGACGTCCAATAGGACACCGGCGTGCTGTTGTTCCGGGCCAGGATCAGGCATTGCTCCCGCGTCCATTCCCCGGGCTTTGCGTCTACAAGCCCGACAGCAGCAAAAAATTTCTCGCGGCCCCCACGATCCGGTTGTAGTCCCGCATGGGCAGGGCCTTGAGGAATTTCTCGTCCGCCACCCGCATACCGTTGCTGTCCCGGGTGGTGCAGGCCCGCACGGCCATCAGCGTCATGAACTCCCAGGAAAGGTGGGGGTACATGAGGTTTTTCAGCCGGTGGTTCAGTTCCGCCTCGATGGCGATGGTGTCGTTGCCGGTGAGGGACCCGAAGTCGAAGTCCAGCCGCTCCACCGTTTTGTTCTCATAGGTGAAGGGCCGGGCCAGCTTGTGGGTATACACGGCAGGATCCTCCTGCCCCGCCTGCTCTTTCTCCAGGGACTCCGCCTGGGCCTGCTCGTCGGTAATCATTTCTTTTGCCATGATGAATCTCTCCTTTATAAAATGGGCCAGGACGGCCACACGACCGCCCCGGCTTGATTTGGTACTACTTCCCCAGCGCCTTTCTGACGTCGGCCATATAGTCCACGCCGTCGATGACGCACTTCATGTTGCGCTTGTCGATCTCCCACAGCTGCTTGCCGTCCCGGTATGCGGCGTAGTAGTAGACCGCGTACTCTCCGGAGGTGTTGGCCGCCGCCATAGGGGCAACGTCTCCCACGCCCAGGGTTTTGGGCCGGACGATCATCACGTACTTATCGGCCCAGGTACCCACCTCGGCCTCCTCCACGCCCCAGTATTCCTCCACCACCCGCATATCCAGCTGATGCTTTTTGGGCGACATGAGCTTCACCGCGTCCTGGTGGGGCGTGAGCCAGGTGATGGTGGTGGACATGGCGTCCACCATGCCGTACAGGGGCACCTCCATGTTCCCCATCATCCCCGCGCCGGAGATGGTCACGCAGGGGAACGTGATGTCCGGGAGCTTGACTTTCGCCACGCCCAGCAGGTTGATGCTGTCCTCATAGAGCTCCAGGTTGATATAGGCCGCTGCCTGTTCCATACTCTATCCCTCCTTTAGCCCGCCAGGGCGGACTGCACATAGTTGACGTCGTACTCCAGGGTGAAGTCGATCTCCTGGGCCGGGCTGGGCGGGGTGATGTAGATGTGGATGTGGAGGATCCCCGCCATCAGGTCCAGAAGGTTGTTCTCCTCTTCCAGCATCTCCGCCCGGGCCCCCAGCAGGTGCTCCACCGCCACCTGGCCGTTGAGCCAGATATTGCCGGTGTCCAGGATGTTGTCGATGAGCCGCCGGTTCATGGGCCTGTCCAGCTTGCTCCAGAAGGTGCGGATGAAGGTGTTCCCCACCCAGTCGAACATCCGGGAGATGGGGATGAACTGGTCCTTCACGTCCGTGTTGGCCGGGTAGCAGGCGGTGTAGTTGCCCTTGGCCGTCCAGCCCATGCCCATGAAGTTGATGGCCGTCACCACGCCCCAGCTGCCCGCGATGAGGTTCACCTGCTCCCATGTCAGATTCACCTCCGTTCCGTCCTCCAGGCAGCAGGTATCCATCTTGAGGTTTTTGTTGGACGGGCTCTCATACGGGCACCCGCCATTCGCCGTGTCCACAGAGGCCATGAGCCCGGCCAGCTGGGTGGAGAGGTGGAACTGATAGTCTCCCAGCCGCACCTGGGGCCAGCAGACGATCTGGTTCACGTCTACGAAATTGTTCTTGTTCTTGTAGGCCGTCAGCTGGCTGTATTCCGTGACGCCCTCTTCGGTGCAGTCCGCGTCAATGAGGCATTTCGCCCCGAACAGACCGTTGATCCCCGCCGCCTTTGTGGCCAGGATGGCGGCCGCCACCGTGTCCTGGGACCAGCCGGGGGCCAGCAGCAGGTCGGGAATCACGCCCACGGCGGTCATGCAGGCGTCCACCTGGTTGATGCCCATGACGATATCCGGCGTGGTCACGGCGGCAGGGTCCACCTGGGCAGCTTCCACTGTCAGGGAGGGGGCGGAATAGGCCGGGCTGTCCTCTAAAAGCTCAATGATGCAGGCGTCCTTGTCCTCGTCATAGAACAGGGTGTAGTCCTCATCCTCCTGGAGCTCCGCCGCGCTGTCGCCCTCCCCGCTGGTGACTTTCAGGCCGTCGCGGATGGCGTCCAGGGGCAGGGTGACGCGATGCTCCGCCACGTTGTGGGCCTTGCTCTCGGCGGGCTTTTTCATGTCGGTATCAGCGGGGTCCAGAACATTACAGAAAATGGCGGGCTGGGCCCCGAACAGCTGGAAGTGGCTGTACATGGCCTCGCAGAGGGTGTACTTCTTCCAGTCATAGCTGAAGCCCAGTTTCTCCACCGCCTCGTCCCAGCTGGTGCAGAGGACCGGGTAATTGGGCTTTACGGGCTTCGCCGCCGTGTGGACGGGGGCGGTTCCCACAAAATAGGGGATCCCGCTGTCCGCCACCACGGGGATGCTCACCGCCGTGGCTTTTTTGTATATGTGAATTCCTAAATTCGGCAAAGAGTCTCATTCCTTTCATCTTGAAGCTTCCCCTTTTTTGCTGAAAGTGGTATGATGTTAGCTAGAAAGGGGTGAACGATATGCAGGGTAAAAAATATGTTATTTCATTTACAAGCGAGGCCACTCCAAAGGACAGGGCAAATATTCAAAGGTATATCCGTGATACATTTGGAGCTCCTACAAACATTCGCCAATCAGTAGGAGTGGGTATTGAGTTTATACGAGTTATTTGGTTCAGTAACGAGGACTTTATCCGTATCGCTAAGTTGCCAAGCTACTGTATTGTGCAGGATGTTACTGGTGCGCTGGATTCTGAACTCTGTTAATCTCTGAATGGGCAAGGTTGTCTATGCGTTCTATCCACTCGTCTGAGTAAAGGCCAGAAATCTGAAGTACCGCATACGGAAACTCTGGGTCATAGTCAAAGGTGACCCGGAGCTTCTTTTCTCCACAGTAATCGCCCTGCAATATTTCCGGCAGATTACGGAGCCGTTCTATAGCGGGTGGGAAAATGCTGTTCCCATCTTTAGGAAAGATCCCCACGCAGGTACCTTCCTCAATAACCCCATAACCCTCGCCTTCATAGCCGTAATGGGCCAGGATTTCCCTGCCTGTTAATTTAGCCATTTCCCGCATTCCCCTTTTGATACGCCTCAAACTCCGGCCTGACCTTCTCCTGCGCCCCCTCCAGCAGCTCCCGGGAGAGCTTCTGGTAGTTGGCGTAGTGGGCCGTGCCCGGCTCTTTCACCTTGAGCCTGGCCACCGCCAGGGACTCCCCAGGGACCAGCAGGTTTTTCACCAGCGGATGCAGCTCCACCAGCTGGGCGTACTCTTTGAGAATGTCTGCCCGCTCCCCCCGGAACACCTGGCCGGTGTGCCAGTAGCCCCGGATATTCGGGCCTATGTAGCAGTAGATTTTATTGCTCTTTCGGGCCGTAGTGTTGGCCCCCGCAGTGGTGGCTTTCCGGACCGCCGCTGCGGATGTTGCTGTAGCCTTGCTTGCCATACAATACCTCCAATTTTACCGAGTGCAGCGACCAGGTGGTCAGCATTTCCCCGGCGTAAAATGGCGGGAGCTGCTTATCGTAGATAAGATAATCAGTGCCCGCTTTCATGTCCAACCAGAATTGTTTCCCCAGCACCCTCTGCCGCCACAGGGCCAGCCGCACACGCTCAATCAGCCCCAGCAGGGCCAGCGGCCCCTCCTGGTTGTCAGGATGGTAAATTCCAAAAAGCGTGCGCACCACCGCCTTGCTGACGGGTTCCGCGCCGCCCTCCGGCCACACATCGTTGGCCGTGACGATCTGGTGGATAATGAACGGCGCTTTCTTCTCCGCCTCCTGAAAATCCGGCAGGCCCATAGAGTACACTTCGGGGGGCCGGGGCGGGGGTTGGGCCTCATCGTCCTCCTGCATCTCCACCGGCAGGAGCAGGTCCTTTACGGCTCTTTGAGTGAACTCGCAGAGGGCGTCCAGAAAGTTTTGTTTGGTCACAAATCAACCTCCCCAGCCGTTGAGCAGCCGGACCACCTCATGGTGGTAGCGGTCCGCCACTTTTTCAGCGGTTTCCTCCGCGAGCTTCTGCTTCACTTGGTCATTACCCACCATGTGTGCCACGGACAGGCCCATCACCTCGCGGATGGAATCTCCGGAATTCTCTCCATATTCGTTTTGCATTTTTCCTCCATCCCGCTCGAAAATGCCCATATGGCCGCTGCTCATCCGCGCCACAAATGCCCCGTCAAAACGATATGGCCTTGTAGCCTTGAAAACGTGCCCATAGGCAGGGGCGCTGGGATGATACCATTTCCCTTCCACCTTTACCCATCTATCCTTAAGCGGAGTAGGAGCCCCCGGACTGGCCCCGCCGTAGCGGAACAGGGGGATCCTTCTGCCCGCAAATCGGATGGTCGCGTCAATTCCTCCATACCCCATATAGCGAATTGTCACGTTTTCATTTGCGCGGATATTGGCTGCGCTGATATCGTAGCGCTCCTGAATCGCTTTCGCACTGTTTGTACGCAGAAAGGAAGCTCCCCTTCTGATGGCTGCCCCCAGCGCTTTATGCGTACCGTTGGGAATGCCTGCCAGCAGCTTTTTTGCCTTATCGATTTCTTCCTGGCCCAAAATATCTACGTTGATAAGCCCGCTCACTGTGCAAACCTCCCCAGCTCAATGCGCACCATGCCCATCTCCACCCCGGAGCTGCCGATCTGGTACTTGTTGAAGAACCTGGGGTTCTTCCCATCGTTGATTTCCAGCCACTTGCCCTGTTCGGGCAGCTTGCCGCCGATGTCCTCCAGGGCGCAGTACAGGGTTGACTTGGTCTTAAAAATGCCGGGCAGATGATCGTCCTTCATCTGCTGCCGCTCGGTCTGCTCCACATCCTGCAGGCTGACCGGAATGTTCTCGTACACCTGACCGTTGTACTTGACGGTATGCAGGTCCGAGAACTCCTCCGTATTGAGGAACAAGCTCCGCACATCGTTGGCCACGGTGTCCTTAAAACTCAGCGCCCTCATCCCAGCAGTTTCACCAGCACAAACTTGTCGCTGGCCTCACTGGGGGCTGCGGCATAGCCCGCCGGGGTGGTGGTACCCTCCGCCGCCGTGGCGGTGATGCCAGCGCCGTCAAAGTGGACAGCCGTACCCATTGCGATAGCGTCCGTACCGGTCTTAGGCAGTTTGAACACCCCCACCATGTGCAGGGAGCCCAGCTCGCCGGGCTTGATCTCGCCGCCGGTGACGCCGATCCTGCCGCCCACGGCCACCACCGTGTCGCAGGGGATAGCCGCATCCGTGGTATTCCTGTAGTCCAGGGTTTCGCCCCGCTGGATGTACGCAGCGGTCACATTGGCCTTTGCGGCCTCTTTCGTGGTTGCCATATCGCTTTACCTACCTTTCTCACGCCAGCAGCGTGTTCTCGATTTTTACACCGGGGTTCTTTACCGCGCCCCGGTAGTCCATTAGGCTGATGCCGCAGTCATAGTACACATCCCACACAAAGCCCAGCTGGCCGGCGGTTTCCATGCGGCGGATATTAGGGATCTCCTGTCCGTTCAAATAGTCAACCTCCATGAAAAGGTCATCTCCCAACATGAACCAGGGTACCGGTTTGCCCTCGCCAGCGAGGCGGTTGATCTCCGGGTCCTCCACCTGCTCCAGGCCATACTGGTACAGGGGGTTCACCGCTTGGGTATTGTCGGTGGTTTGGATGGCAGGGGAGTTGAACAGGGTAAATGCCTCAAAGCTCATGCCTACAGGCAGAACCAGCATGGTAGGCCGAATAAGGATAGACTGACCAAACTGGTCTTTCTGAGTGGTTATAGCCAGGATCATGGCCTGGATTGCTTCCTGCGTAATGCCTGTACCCTTGTTGATGAGGTTCTTATGGTCACTGCAGAACAGAGCTTTATTGTCATAGATCCTGCCGTTTTTCATGAGCATCTCATAGCAGGCGGTATTTATGGTTCTCCGGGCGGCCGCAGCATATCTGCCGGGCAGGCTGGTCACCAGACCAATATCGTCATTGATGAACGCTTGGCGGCTGAGTGTGAACTGCTTGCCAAAGCTTTTTAACTGACGGGTAGGCAGTTTGGCGTCCACCGGCTTATCATGCTTCAGCTCGCCGCCCTCGGGGACTTCCTCAAAATTTCCAATCGGTCCAGCTAGATAATTATTATCGTGAACCTTGAAGTCGCTGAGGGAACCTTTCTTAGTCCAGCGGTCGAAAGTGACCGGGGCCAGCTTATGCCCCTCTTTGTACGATTTCTCTATAGCGTTGTCCAGGATGGAAGGGAACGCCGCCGTGGGGGTCAGGTACTGGCGCTGCATGATGGCTGTGAACAGCTCATCAGAACTCATACGCCGGGCTCCTACCTCTCCGGCCCGCTCCATGCACTCAATCGCCAGGTCGCGCAGGCTCATAACCGAGAACTGCCTCGCCCCGGCCCCAGCCCCCTCGGTGGTATATCCGCCCCGCATGACCAGGCCGTCCGCAGCATCCCGCCGGAACTCGTCCTCGCCGCTCTCGCCCACAGTGACGCGGCCGCCCAGGGGGGCTCCGTTCTTCTTCAGGTGCTCCAGCACGGCGGCGCGGGTTTCGTCCAGGGTCTTGCCCTCAGCGATGAAACTGTCAGGCTCCATGCCGAACTCCCGGCACAGGGTGGTGATCTCCGCGCTGCGCTTGCGCTCGGCCTGCAGGGCCTCATCCACCAGCTGGCGGGTATTATCCG